AATTTCTTCTGCTTTTTGCAATTCTCCTATAAGCTGTTGAACTTCGATGAAAGGTTTGCCCGCTAGATAATTGACAACTTTCTCTAGTGTTTCTTTTTTGATTTTGAACATATTATTAATTATTTAGTTATTTTAAGTTCTACTATTCCTAACACTCTTAAAATAAATATCCCTATTCTTCCTCTTAGTGAATATTGTTTTTTATAGTCTTCTTTGCTCGTAGTAATCGTAAAAAATAGTATTTTTGAATTTCTTTCTATTGCTACATCGTTTATGTTGTTTTTTTTCATTTTTAATTATTTAGTAATTATTAGTTTATTTGGAATGTCTTTTATCACCAAGTCAATTTTTTCATCATCGCTTATCTCTTGCATTGTATCCACTAACCTATCAGCTTCTTCTTTCATTCTTTCTATTTCTTGAAGAATGTTTTGGTGTCTTTGTTTTAACTCGCTCACTGAAATAAAGGTTTCAACTTCCTTTGTTTCTGTTTTTTTAATTCTTACATTTTCATCTGAGTTTTCACTTTCTTTTGTGTATGTTGCCATATTTTTTAAATTATTTAATTAGTTTTTATATTGCATATACGCCTGTTCCAAAGTTATCGTATTGCCTGTTTTAGCATTGCTCCATTGTGCTGTAACTGTAACATCCATATTTTTAGTTGTGTCTATTGTGCCTACTGCGTCCACTGTGGCTGTATCCTGTCCAATTTCCAAATCAATATGTATTGCTCTAGTTCCACTCACTCCGATTGTTCTCTGTGTTGCGTATCCTTTTATATGCAAATCATCATTTGAAAAATTTCTAGCACTGTTAGTTATGGTTACTTTTGTAACTCCTCCTACTTTTACTCTAATTGTAACTACATCTGAAGTGCTTACATTTGAGGCTTTTCCAATTCCTGAAAATCTAAAAACATTACCTACGAAAACACTATCAGCGTCCATTGTCACTGTCCATAACAAAGTTTCTACTGTTGTATTTTCTACCGTAACTGATTCTAGCATTACATCAGAAGTTCTATCTATGGCTCGTTGGTGTCCGTCATTTGTTATATAAAATTTATTATTTGCAAATTCTACTGTTCCTTTTTCTGGTGTAGTGAGTAAAGTTCCTTCTGTTAGTTTTAATGGTGCTATTGTGGTTGTCCCTGCTTTGAGGTGTAAAAGTGCTGTTGGGGTCCTTGTCCCAATACCGACATTGCCATTGTGAATTATTGAGAGTCTCCTTAGTTCATTAGTAGCAATACGAAAATAATTAGCGTCTGGTTGAGTGCTTCCTTCTATAAAAACATTAGAATTCCCCCAAGTAATATTCCCCGCTTCTTTTACAAGATAACTATTAGCGAAAAAAGCTCCCTTAACCTCTAATCCATTTGTCCCCATCCAACTATGATAATAGTCTGTTGCTGCTCCTATAATTACTCCCTTATTGGTATTTGAAACTATATGAACTGTCGTATCTGGACTATCCATCCCAATCCCCACATTTCCTCCGTCCTTAATAAAAATTCCTTTTCCGTATTTATCATAAAGTTTAAGTCCGTTAATATCTTTGGCTCTTATTTCTAAAATCCCCAATCTCTTATTCACATCATCCCAAAACAATTCAGAGGTTTCAGTATTTACCCATTTTTTTAAGGTTGCGTCCCAAAAAGACATCTGTCCCTGGGATAATCCGTCGTTGATATTTTCTTTTGATACAGCGTCTAAGGAGGCTGTAAAAGGGTTAAAAGTATATGACAAAATATTATATTTAATAATTAATTTTCGCTTTGATTGTTATTAACTCTTTAAAAATAGGAATTAATGACTTTACTTCTTTGACTTTCCTTGGATGATGATAATGACATAAAGTTATACCATTATTTATGTCATATCTTAATTCTGGATATTCGGTAAATCCTAGTATATGATGCACTTCTAATCTTCCATTACAATCACAATTATTTATTTTACATTTCCAGCCATCTCTATCACAAACTGATTTTCTCCATTCCTTGTATCGTGGACTTCTTTTTTCTATATTCCCTTGTTTTATTTTTGTTCTATCAATTATCCATTTCCAATGTTTTTCTCCAGATTTCCCGAAATTAGATGTATCTTTTACTTTCCAATGTCTCCCTGTATTTGGATGAACTTTTCTATTCAATGCAATCGACCTCATTTTTTCTCTAACTTCTGGTCTTTTAGCTGGATTATCATTTTTATTTCTTTCTCTCATCATTTCTTTCTGCTTCTCTGACTGTTTTTTACCAGACATCCCAGACTTTTTCAATCCCTTATTCCAGCCTTGTCCTTTTTTTAATCCAACTAAATTTTTAGGTGCACATTTCTTGCAATATCTAGAATGTGTTTTAGCATACCAAAATGCTTTATAATTTAATTCTCTTTTTTCTCCACAATTTGGACATTTGAAAATATAACTCATTATGTTTTAATTATTGAACTTATATTGTTATCTGCATCATAGGATAATGTCAAAGTCGCTACTGTATTACCACTCGCTTTATAAACTACTGTTTCTATTTCGCCTACACCATTTCCACTAGCAACATAGGTTAAATTGATTTCATCATAAGCTGGGATTTCAAAACCAACTAGTTTTTGTATCCCTGCAATCACATCGTCTTGTTTGGTAGCAGTAGCTTGATTGAAAATATCTGCTCCTCCTTGTTCTATTGACATAATTTAAAATTTAGAGATTACTTTTTTAATATTCTCCATAAAATTTATTATTCTTCTATGCTCTTCTCTATTTTCTTCTTTAATTTTATTTAATTTTACTTCCTTAATCCTTAGCATTTCTTCTTTATTCTTTAATTCTTCATCTTTATTACCTAATTCTAACTTTTGTTTTGCTATTTTACTGCCAAGGTCATCATTTTGTTTTATTAAACTATTTTTTTGAACTATTAATGAGTTAACATTTTTTGATAGAGTAGAAAGCTTTTCTGTAATTATATTCCTCTGAAGCTCTTGCTTTTTTAATTGTAATAAGCTCTTGCTCATTAATAGCAATTTGATTTTTAACTTTTTTAACTTCTTCTTCAATATTTTTAGGAAGTTTTATTTGTTCTGACGGTGCATTTAACATATTATCTTGTCAATTCTGTAACTACAACCTTTGGTGTAGTCCCAGCTATTGAAATTAAACCTTTATAAATCAATCCTCCGTCCATTTGGCTTATAGAACCTCCATTACCATCACTATCACCAGTTCCAGCTTTTAAAACTGCGTGAAATACTGTTGATGAGGCTGTTCCTCCAAACCTTACAAACACTACACCTGTTCCTACATTTTGGATCATAAATCCTTTTCTTTTTTCGTTAGCATCTAAAACTGTTCCAGCAGTTGTAACAATCTCTGGAGTATTGGCAGTTTTAGCTTCTGTTATTGTTCCAATCATTTATTTTAGTTAATTAGTTATATCCTCACGAGAGAGGGTAGGGGAGGAAACCTAACACCTCTCGCAAGGATAAAACCTTGCGTATTGATTATTTTACAAAATTTTCTTTTCTTGATTCGCCATAAACGTCTTTCTCATCAAAAAATTTGCTATCTGTTTCTACTAATTCTTTCATTTTATCCCAAACTTTACCTTTAAAGTCTGGAATTGGCTTACCTGCCTCAATTTCTCTTTTCTTTTCGTCTTTTATCTCTGAAATTCTTTTTTTAAATTCAGTAGTAATAATTTTTTTAGCTAAATGATTAGCTAAATGGAGAGCTACATATAAAGGAAACTGTTTTTCTCCTGGAATTACCTTCATATATTCTTCTTTTTTCTTTTTTTCAATTATTTTACCTGTTTTCTCGTCTTTTTCTTCTACCTTTACAAACCGAAAGGCTTTTTCTTCTTTACCAGCAGGGATAACTTGCTCCTTACCTGCATAAGGATGAATGAATTCCTCCGTAAGAGGGTTTTTGACTGTCCCAACTTCCATTTCATCTACGTCAGGTGGGACTTGATTGATGTCAACTACATTTGTTGCCATATTGTTTAATTTTTAATAATTACCTTATTACAGTCTTCCATTTTTGGAAGACTGCATATAAAGAAACTACTAGGAAGCGGCGATAATAACTCGTCCACCAAGTAATTCAACATCTGCTAGCGTTGTAGAACCAGCAACTGTTTGAGCCTCACGTGCAATAGCAACAGAATTTACAGAACGTGCTGTTCCGTCCTTAACTGCTGAAACTGCAGTATTAAGAACTTCTAGATAATCATCTTTAGCAACGTCTGTTGTTCCGTCAACTAACGCTTCACAAACTCCAGCTACTTGAACCCAAGCATATCCAGCCGCAGTGTGTTCCTCTAAGACTACACCTACTTCTTGATAAACTGCTAGAGTTCCAGCATCTCCAACCTTTGGTGAATATTCCTCATCACCATCAAATCCAATGATTTGGAATTCTCCTTTAGCTTTAGCGGCAGGAATATAAACATAAACGAATTCTTGTTTTCCAACTCGTTTTCGCTTACCTAACATTCCTTTTCCGTCCAAAGTTTCTTTACTTCTTGTCAATTCTCCGCCCATTTTATTGAATATTAATTAATTATTTATTTCTAGTGACCAACAACCATCATTGTCCACGTTTTTGTAGCTAGTGGGTCTTCAGTATTAAGAGAAACTGTGCCTCCAGTAGCTGAAATCTCTGAATTGATAATTTTTGCTACATCAACATATTGAGTAATAACAAAATCAATTGCTACAAAACCAGTAACAACATCACCAGCAGTATCGCCATTAGCGAATGTTCCAGTGATAAATGCTATCTTTTTGTTTCCAAAAACGGTTTTTTTGGTGCTAGTAATTGCAATAGCCATAATTTTACATTTTAGATTTATTAATTAGAGCTAACAGGGAGTTTAACCGACCATTAAACCCCCACATAGCTAAGCAGTTACGCCAGCTAAACGTCCACTCTTACGAGGTTGTCTATTGACTAACTGGATATAACTGAAAATGAAACCTACCTCACCATCTTGGTCAATAGGATCTCTCATAGGTGAAAGAGCAAATCCTTTTCCGTCTGTAGGGAATTTAGGGTGTTTCATATAATAGAGTTTTAAGTATTTCTCATTGATGAAATACATATCTCCAGCTGTGCAATACTCATCAGCTATAACTGGAACAGTTCTAAAAGATAAATCTTTTATTCCACCATCAGCTGAAACTTTACCGTCAACCATTTGAAATCTAACCTGTGCTTGCAATAATGCCTCATAGGCAGAACGAATAGTTTTAGTAGTTAATATAATGCTTGGGGTATCAGCACCTGAAGCACAACTATCAAACATAGTAGCTAAGTCTGAAAGCATAAGAGAACCAACACTAGCTGTATAATTAGCTTTAAACCAAGTATAGGTTGCTAATGTAATATCTCCATAAGAAGCTACTACTGAACCATCAGAAATAGCGGCTTGCAATCCAGTTATATCTTTACCTCCGTTACCAGTTCCATCGCTGAAAAGCTGTGTGCAGAGTTTATCGGTTAAACTTTCACGACATTCCTCCATTTCTGCATCCATTAAATCAGCTACTTTACCGTCTCCTCCATTTTTAGCTAAATCAATATTTGCCAACACTATTGGCTGATAAATTTGTTTAATATTGAAATAAGCTCTCGTTCTTGTTTGTTCTTGACCAGTATCCAAAACATCAAGTCCTGAATATGAACCTCCTTGAGAATTGTGCCTATATTTAACTGGAATTTCTAGACGACGTCCGCCATTCCAAAGTTTAATATTACTCCACAATCTTCCCAAAAAAGGATGGTCTTGACCAATCTGGTCTTCTATACTAGGTAAAACTTTTTCTCTAGTAATAGAAGTCAGTTGGTTCCAATCTGTTACTGCCATTTTTTTTAAGTTAATTGATTAAAGTCCTCCCTCTCTATAAAAGTCTCCAAAAGATTTTTTACTATCGGTTTTAGCATTGTATGGCTTTTCAGATATTTCTCCTCCTGATTTACCACCTGCTTTGCCATCTGCCTCTTTTTTACGCTTATCATTGTAAGCTTTATCTTTTGCCGATTTAGTGACATTAAGTCCACGCCATATTAGAACAGCTTGCTTTAAGTCTGGACAATCATAGTCCTCTGCAACTTTTAGAATACTTTTTTTATTTTTAGCAAACTCCTTATCGGTTCGTTCATAGAAACGTATTTCGCTTTTAACAGATTTAAGCTCTGCTTCACTAGCTTTTTCCTCCCGTTCCTTACGAAATTCTATTATTTTGTCAACTCGCTCGTCTTCTTCAAGACCTTCTAGCTCGTCCTCCTCTGATTGAGATAACTTAGGATTATTCGCTTCCGACCGTAAGCGTTTAATTTCTCCTTTGTAGTAATCTCTATCCTCTTTCCAGCCCTCTACAAGTTGTTTATACTGCTCGCCAGTAACTTGCGAACTTTCTTCGCCGTCTTCTCCGTCGTGCTTTGACTTATCGTCATCCCCTGCCTTGTCGGTGTTGGAATTGCCATTTACAGGGTCATTGCTACCTTTTAGTTTTGTGTCATCATCTTGTATAAGATCACCTTCTACTAAAGGTATGTTTGGTTCTTTGCCCATATTTTTACATTTTTAATATTTACTCATAGTTAAGCACTTTAATGCTCAACTTATGAAAAGATATTAAACTTTTCCTCTGTTATACTTCCAATATTTATTATTTTTATTCTTTTTCTTCGGTTTAATATAGTTTTTACCCTCTGCATTCCACCTCTTAGCAATACTAGGTTTTTGACTATACATAAATCTTCTTTGTTTTTCACTTGAATATGGCATTAATTTTGTTCTTTAGGTTGATTAACTGTTCTCTCTTCATTTATTTGTTCTCTTGCTCCTTGAGTAGCCATTTCTCTCATATTCTCTACTAGTGTTGCTTTGTCTACATTGGCGTGTGCCTCCAACATATCCATATCATCTTGCTCCATTTTTTTATCAGGGTCTTTATAAAATTGAAAATGAAGTGCAACATGTTCTTTAGTAACAAACTCTCTTGGAGTAGGTGGGATTTTATCTCCTTGTCCATTTTGGAAGGCATTATTCTCTGCGTCTGCTCTTTCTATTGGATTATCTGTCATATCTCCCTCATTTACATTCTGGTCATTCATATCTGCTCCTGTTTGCTCTGGGTCATTATCCGAAATAACTCCGAATTGTTGGAAGTTAATCAATCTATCTGCTAATTCTTTAGGGTTAGGCAATTCTAGCTCTACAAATAAGGTATAAGGGTCAATAGCCTTTGAATTCCATAACTGCAAGGCTCTAGCTACTTTATCTACTTTTATCATAGATTGAGGAACAATTAAAGGTTCAATTCCCTCTTCCACATCATCATTCATCAATTCTAGCATTTCGATACCCTCTTTGCCACCTAATTTTTTAGTCCAGTGCTTTTCGGTATAAAACATCTTCATCAATTGTATCCAGCCCTCTGTAATTTCTTTAATGGCACTTTCTGTAGCTCTGGACTGCATACGGACTGGTGTTCTATCACTCTCTGCGTTTTGCTGGTCTTGTCCAAGCGTTGGTGCTTTACCTGAACCTCTTGAAATCTCGTGATGACCAAATAAATCATCAATATATTGCTCATCGTGTTGCATATCTGCCATAACTCCATTCAATTCTGGAAAGGTTGGTGCAACTATCTGAACAGGATTATTGCTTACCTGCATACTAGCTCTTAATGTTTGCATTGGCTCATCATTGATAGCCGTAGCCTCTTCTTCTGAAAATTGGTCTTTATCTACTACTACTTTTACATTGCAACCTCTTAAATTATCAGCAATCTGTCTTTTTTTACCAGTATAGTTAATTAATGTTTCTTTCGCTTGAGCTATCAGATTAGTTGAATACATTTTGCCCAATAACTTCATTGATGGGAATTGAACAAAAGGTTTTCGTGGTTCTGATAAAAAGTTAACTATTGGTTTAAAATTCTGAATGTCTTGAGGGTCTAAAACCTGTGGTAATGCTTCTTCAACAGGCAATCCACTCTGTGTAGCCATATTATAAGCGTCTGGTCTTGCTTCTTTAGCCCAATCCTGAACTTGTAGCAATGGGTCTCTATATTCAAAATAAGGGTTCTTACCTTTTCTAAGAATAACAGCCTCACCATTTTTGTTGTAAACTTCTTCAATGTATAAATCATTCTCCCAATAAGCATACAATCTCGCAACACTCCCTCGTCCTTGTGATGATTGCTCTACACTAGTGGATGATGACTTTTCTGCTTGTTTTAAATTTTCAAACTTTATTTTGTCGTATTCATTAGGATAATTATCTTTCCACCATTTTCTGTTTTTAAGGGGATGATATACTAGCCACTCTGCGTCTTGAATAGTTGTAGCCTCTGGAGAAAATGTAATTTCGTCTATCATCACTGGCTCTATGTCAAAATCATTCTTATCATAATTCCAAAACCATCTTGCAAAACTATCTCGCTTTATTCTTGTATCAAATAAGCACTTAGTTATAAAGTCCATAAAATTAACTCGTATAAAGCCATATTCAATAGCACTTTTAACTTTTTGTGCTTTTTTAATGCTTGGAGGTGTGTCTTTGGCTGGTATTATCTGAACTTTTGGCAGATTATCAGTATCCATACCCACCATATTCCTAATTGTTAAATAAATTCTGTTCAAAACAGCTTTACTCTTATATTTTGCAATATTTACTCCTGCTACCTTATCAATCTCACCTAAGAATAATTGTTCGTTCTCTTTTACCTCTTTCATTATTGCGTCATACAGTCCTTTACCTTCGCCCATTCTTAATTCAATCTTTTGAGCAATAACC